GGCCCAGGCTTGCAGACCGGCCAGCAGGGCCTCGACATCCTCGCGGTACGGCCGCGCCTTTTCCTCGTGCTCGGCCTTGATCCGGGCGATCTCGTCGTTCATCGCCGTCTCGATCCGCACTACCTGGCGGCGGAATTCTCCGATTTGCCGGACCCAGGTCTCGGCCTCCTCCCTGCTCTGCGGCACCGCGATCCGGGGCGTGGCCTTGCCTTTCACCTTGCTCATTCCTCATCTCCTTGATTCCATCCGGCCTGGATGGATTTGTTGACGGCGGCGCGGTCAAGGGCCAGGTAGGCCCGGATCTTGTCCCGCGCCAGTTCGCAGGCGTAGCCGATGCTGATCAATTGCCGCGTGTCCGGAGCGGCGTCACACTCATCCATCAACTGAATGATGCGGAGCACCTGATCCACGGCGTCTGCGCGGTATCCGGAGATCACCCCCGGTAATTCCAGGGCTCGCTGCAATTCCTGGGAGGCATCCCACACCCTGTACAAGTGATCCTCCAATCCCATAGTACGCTTCACGCGCGGCACGTTGGCGCGCACCGACTCCATAGTGGCGCCGATGTCGCGCAGCTGATCCTGCATCTGTTTTTCCGCATTACTGTTCATTGTCTTTCTCCGTGGTTGCGGCCCCGTTCCCCACGGTGTATCGTGGCTGCGGGCCAATTGATTAGATTGTGCTCATGCTCAGCTCCGGTCGGAGAGCGGTGGCAGCCTCTCTCCGACCATTTTCTTCATCTCCCGCGCCGCGATCATCGCGGCCAGGTTCACGATCCGCAGCTCATCCGGCCGCTGCTTCCCTCGGCATTCATCGCACCAGGTATATTTGTAGGGGCGCCGCTCGCTCCATTCATGCCGGTCCTGCTTCCGGCACCGCTCGCACGCGGTCTGGAAGCCCTCCAGGGTCATGCTGGTCGGCCGGCCGTTGGTCACCGGGCAGATCTTGACCGCCCGCAATTTTTTCACTGCTTCAGCCCGGTCATCCCTGCGGCCCAGTCCCTTCAATCCCTTCACCATGGCACCTCCATCGTTAAATTTTTCGGCCTGTTTTTTTACTGGCCGGCCGCTTGTTAAAGCTCCTTAAATCGCACTTCAAACAGGCTTTGTGCTGCCTGATCATCTTCGGGTTGCTGCCTTTCACCCCGAGTTTGTGCGCCTTGTTCCACAGCTCGGCGCACCGGCCGGGCTCTATTTCGCCCAGGATGGGGCACACGACCTTGCCGTCGCGGCCGTAGATCGACATCACCCGCTCCTCCATCTTCTCCGTGCTGGCGGGGTACTTCCCGGCCTTGAGCAGAGAAATCGCGGCCGGGGACACGCCCATCTCCCTGGCCACTTCGGAGTCCCCTACCACTTCGGCTCGTTGCCGCAAAATTTCCAGCCATCCCATGGTCTCGCCTCCAGGGCGCGTATCGGCCTGTTCCTTGACCTTCGGCCGCTTTAATTCATCTGACACCAGGTTGTAGCGGTACTGCCGGCCCGTCAGGCCCACGGTCTTGATATGTCCGTCGCGCTCCAGCAGTTTGGTGTAATCCTCGACGCTGCCGCGCGACGCACCGGAAAGCCGGACAATGTCCGACCGGGTGAATCCTCGTTGCAGCCGCTTGATGGCCCGCCATATCCGGTCGCGGCCGGTGTCCCTCTTTGGCCTCTTGACGGGCCGGTCCGTCAGGTCGCGGACAATCTCCCAGGTCGGGTTCTGCAGGTACGGGCCGGGATCGGCGTACCCCTTGGCCATCTTGTGGTCCTCGATTTCCCGCAGGTAGCCCTCGCCGGTCAGCTTGTCCAATACCCGCAGCACCGCCTTGCGGTCCAGTTCCACCCCGGCGGTCACCTGCTCCAGGGTCACCTTTCGGCGGCCGCAGGTGAGCAGATACAGGACGACAGGGTCGAGCACGGTCATCGTTGCCGCTCCTTCTCCAGGTATGCCTCCAGGTGCGCGGCGGAGACCTCTTCCAGCCGGTTGAGCCCGGCGATCCGCTCGGCCCGCTCCAGCCAGGTGGTGGTCATCCGCAGCCGGCCCTTGCCGTGGAGATGGACGAATGCGATCGCATCGTCGGTCAGCCTGACCTCGCACACCTGTTCGGCGTAATTGGCGATCTCGGCCTGGCTGAACAACTCAAACCGCACCCGTACCGTGACCCGGTCGATCAGGTGCGCGTAATTCTTCAGATCCTTTTCCAGCGTGTCCATCCCCATCAGGATGATCGGGGCGTTGGTCATGTCGCTGATGTCGCGCACCGTCTCGATGATGCCGCTGGCCACCAGATAGTCGGTCTCGTCGATGATGATCGGTTTCGACTGCTCGTCGAGGATGTTCAGCAGCTGCTCGAAGATGTCGGCCGACCGGTATTTCGGGGCCTCTTCCAGGGCTGAGACGATGTTGGCCAGCAGTTCGCGGCGGGTGATGCCGTCCGTGGCCCGCACGTAGGGGATGGCGTGGTTGGTGTAGCACCAGTCGCCGATTTCGGTCTTGCCGGTCCCGTAGGGTCCATACACCAGCATGATGCCGATCCGCCCCTTGACGGGTCGCCGCAACACCTCCAGGCCGGCCATGAACCGCCGCACGTTTTGCGTCATTGCAAAAGTGTCGATCATTGGTTATTTTTCCTCCGTACAGTCACAAGCTCCTATGGCCCCTGCTGTGGCAGCAGCAGGGGCCGCCTTTGTTCAGATCTCCGCCCGGGCTTCCGTTACCCCGTATTTTTCCCGCAGGTCGCCTTCAAGCCGCAGGTAATCCTTGCCGATGCCGTCGGCGTAGAAATCGGTCAGGAAATCGTGTTCCCACCTGGTCAGCGGCCGTTTTTCCTTGCGCACCGAGGTCAGGATGTCGAGATACCGGTCGGACTTGCAGGTGATCAGCTTGACCACCTTCTGTTCCTTCGCCGGCGCCGGTGGAGCCGGTTCGGTCAGCACGATCTCGACATCTCGCAGGTTCGCGCTCATTTCGTCCTGCCGGCCCTGCACCCGGTCAATGGCCGCCACCGCCTTGGCCGCCTCCGCCAGCATCGGTGTGGTGTGTTCGACCGTCGGGACCGGGAACTCGACCAGGTTGGCCACCTCGGCACGGCGGAAATTCACGTAATCCTGATAGGCTTCCCGGGTGCCTTCCTTCTTGGCCCGCCGGCGCAGCTCCTTCGCGCCTTCGGCGACGATCCTGTCCGCATGGTTTTTGGCGGAGGTTGAAAACCTGGCCCGATCGATGCGGTACCATTTGGGATCGATCGCCACGCACAAGAAGGTCCGCTCCCCTCGGTCGCCCTGGAGGTAGATGTAGGCCGTGCCCATGTCCGCCGGATCGAGCAGCACGAACACCTTCTCCCCGACATGGCCGGCGAAGTCGCGCGCCTGGTAATACCGGTGATCGACCCGCACGCCCTTTTTGGTGATCGTGCCGATACCGCCGTCTTTCGGGGCTGGCAGCAGCAACATGTCCAGCACCCGCAGGTCGGATACCCTGCGGATCGGCTGCGTCCAGGTGCGCGCCATGTCGATCGGCTTCCTGCCGTCCAGGCCGCTGTGCGGATCGTGCTGGTACACAAACGTGGTCCATTCGTTGCAGAACCGCTGCAGATCCTCGGAGGTCAGGTTCACGTCGACCGGGTCGCCGCCCTTCTTCATCACCCGCTCGGCAAAGCTGCGCCTGGCCTCGATCGCCTTGCGCTCGGCCACGTTGTGGCCGATGTAGCCCGGCATCATCTCCACCAGGCCGTGCAGGAAGGTGCGGAAGGCGCGCTCGATGTGCGGTTTCTCGTCGCCACTGAAGGGCGTGCAGTACTCGGGCTCGATATCCAGGCTGTCCAGCACCATGTTCACCCTGGCCGACCGGTAATCCTTGCCGTTGTCGATCTTCAAAACCTCGACGATGCCCCACTCGATGCAGCAGTGCCGCAGCAATGCCACAATGGCCGAGGATTTCGAGGTTTTGGAGACCAGCAACCGCAGCCGGCGGGAATACACGTCGATCACCCCGATCAGGGAATGGCGGCCGTCGATCAGCATCAGGTCCGCCGGCGTCGAGTCCGCCTCCCACAACTGGTTGAGCCGCTCCACCCGCTCGCTGGCCGAGCCAAACGCGAGTCGTTTCTTGTTCTTGTATTCGTCGGGGTTGGTGTAATACAGCCACAGGTCGGCGTTCTTGCCGATCCAGTTGTCCCGGAACCGGCCGATCGCCGTGGCCGAGGGGATATCCCGGCCGAACTTGCCCATCAGCAGCCGGTGGATGTTGGCGTTGGTGGTGTTCGGGTTCAGGCACATGGCGTCGATCACCATGTCCTGCTGTTCCTCGGTCAGCGTTGTCTGGCCGCGTTTCGGATTGTGGTAGCCAAAGGCCAGCCCGGGCAGGCCGTTCCGGTCGTAGGCTTCGGCAATGCGGCGGAGCGTGGAGCAACTGGTCGTCTTGCCGACGATCGCAAGCACGTTCTCCGGCACCCTGATCTTCCCGGAATTGTAGGCGGCCACAAAGGCGCGGTCCGCCTTCTTGCTCCGTTTGGCGTGGCGCGGCACCTCGAACCCTGCCGCCTGGACGAATCCGTCACAGAGTTGGAGCAACTCGTGCCGGGCCAGGGCCTCTTTTTTGCGCTGTGCCGACATCTGGCCGAAAACCAGCTGCGCCTGCTCCCGGGCGATCAGTGCCCGCTCCTTTTCCTCGGCGCGGACGGCCAGCATTTCCCTGGCCGCCTCGGCGCCGATCCGCTCCACCGCGCAATCCGGCTCGCCGCATCCGGCCGTGGCCCGCGCGGTCATCAGCGCCAACCGGTACTCCTCGGGCAATAGCGTGATCGGGTAGTGCTTCTCAGGCCCGCTCGGCCCTTTTGCCCACACAAAAATTTTGCCGAGGGCGTTCAGATTCAGTTGTATGGCCCGCTTGCTCAGGCTCATTGCCCCGGCGATCTCCTTTGCGGTCACTGTCCCGTTCACGATCCGCTCCTGTTTCTTCCCGTTACTTCTTCAGCGTCTCCAGCAGATCCTCGAGCAGGCCGATCATGGTCCGCTTGCCGACCGCCTGCCACCCCTCGTCGTTCTGTGCCACGACCACCTGCAACAGGGCCTGGTAGGTGGTCTGCACCAGGGGCGGCAGATCAGTCTCCTTTTTGGTCCGGTCCGCGTGCTTCTTGACTTCGTCGTCAATTTTTCTCTGCTCGATCTCCAAAATCACCGAGATGACGAAATTGGCGGTGATCCTGGCGCCCGTGGCACAGGCCTTGTCCAGCACCTGCAGCCAGATCTGGCGTTGTTTCTCGGGGGTATATTTGGTGAGGGGCCGAGCCTGACGCTCGTTTTGGGGAAGGAGGTCTTCGATGATTTGTGCACCATGGTTCACATTTTCGTGACTGCTAGAAAGTGTCCCATGGGACACTTTTTCTTCCAGAAGCGCTTTCAGGTTTGTGTGCACGTCTGCGGCCTCTATCAGCCTGTATCCGTGCTTTTTGGTCATATCCCATTCGCGGAGCAAGTAATCCTCAAAAATTGGATAGTTGATCCGGTACAGCCGCTGGTCCCGAATCTCTTTCAAGGCCAGCCCGACCGGCACAAAGCCCCTCATGTTAGTGTCGATTACGGCCTCAAGTTCGGCCAGCAGCTTCGCCTCTCTCTGCGACAGGGGTTGTTCGGTGGTATTGATCAAAGGGTGCATGGTTGGGGTCTCATTACTTGGGTTGATTGTGGGCTAAATTCATGCCTTCAGGAGAATTGGTTCGCGCAGGGTCTCCTTATTCCCCCGCTGTGCCACCTCCCTTCTGAGCCGTTCTCGCAACTCTTGCACCGTGGCCTGCGGCACCTTGGTCATTTCCATGAGTTTGTTGATTCCGAAAATTCCTCTCGCGTCATGCTCTGTTCCCTTCTCTTGAAAGTTTTTCTCCAATAGCGACGGCCTGTTCCAGGGTATAAAAAGCGTATTTAAACCCAGGGCGTCCCAGCCACCGTCCATCAACACGCAGCCGGTAATACTGGTGCCAGTATTCTCGATCGCGCAGTGGTGGGCGTGGAGTCATCGTCTTCCGGTAGGGGTTCCAGTTGCAGCGCCATTGCTCGGCTCTGTACAGCTCGATTTTGAGTGTTTTTTTGCCCTCTCTTGCGGCATTTCTGTATTTCCAGACAATGTCTGCCACTCGCATCTCACTCATTTCACTGCTTCATTTCCTTCAGGAAACGCTCCCGCTTCCGCTTCTCACGCTGGAGCCGCTTGGTCTCCTCATCCAACTTCTGGATTTCCGCCCGGAGCGCATCCGGCCCGGGCAAGGCAAACAATCCGGCCGTCTCGGCCATCATGCGCAACGGCCCGTGATCTCCGGTCACTATGCAGAACGCCGGTAGATATTCAGCAGGAACCCGGTGTCCTTCCTTGCTCTCCGCCGTCCAGGCGTCAATTTGGTATTTACTCACCTCAACCCCGAGCAGATGGCTCATCTTTCCGGCGATCTCCCAGCGGGAAAACGAACATCGCTTGATCGAGTCGGTCATGGCTATTCGCAATCGTTCTCTGATGTTGGCCGACCCCTCGGTTCCGTTCTCCTCATCCAGCTCGTTTTGCGCGTGCGTCAGCACGTCCAGCAGGCTCATCTGCCTGCGGTCTCTACTGTCTGTTCTTTTCCCCCGTCTAGACATTGACGGTATGTTGCCCCGATGATAGGGTAGAGCCACCAAGAGCTTTCCTGGTGAGGGCTTGCTCGTACTCTGCGCGCTTTTTCAGGATCTCTTGCCTGATCAGCCGCCGAAGGACTTTTCCGGCGGCCGATCCGAAACAATCGTCGACCTCGAGACCGAGGTATTCGGCGATGCTGGCCCGGACATGTGGGGTCTCTCTGACGCCCTTTACGGTTTTCTGCACCGAGTGGGTGTTGAATCCAAGCTGCTCGGCGAGCTTCTCCATGGAGATGCCGCGTAGCCGGAAAAGTTGCTGCAGGTCGTTCATTCAGTCGTGGGCTCCAAGGTTATTTGGGAAGTTCGAAAATCATGGAATTGCCACCCCGTCCACATCGACCGATCAGGCCAGCCGACTCGAGGGCGCATTCGGCGGCAAAATCAGCGTCATTAAGGCCGAGACTGAAAAGACGAAGCACGCGATTTGCGGCAAGAAGATGTCCCGATTTGATCAGGCTTTGATAGGCGGATATGGCTTTCTGTTTCATTGTTGCCTCCTTTTTTGATTTCCAGCGACTATGTTTCAAAATTTGACAGACACCTACTGTCTAGCAAACCGTAAACGGTTAGTCAATCTGTTTCAGGTAAAAAAATAATCGAAAAACGTCAATTGCCATAATCTGATACTGTGACAATGAGCTTTGGTGATCGAGTAAAATCAGTGAGAGGCGATCTTACGCAAAAGGTATTCGCTGAAAAACTCGGCGTTCATACTAATACGGTTAGCAGGTGGGAGAGGGGAGAGCAGATTCCTGATCAAGAAGATTTGTGCAATATTCTTGCGGTCTTTTGTGAAGTATCTCCCGAATGGCTTCTTACGGGCAACGGCTTTAGGGAAAAGAGCACACCCAATTTTGACAAAATATCGGAAAATGAAAATAAGGTTAGGTCGCCCGAGTCCGAGGCATCGATTTTCGACTCTCTTGGGATGGTCGAAGGCATGGGGCTGCTGACTAAAATTTACTCAGCCGCAGATCCGGTCTATATCAGGGCCATCAATGCCAACCTTATGGCCTTCGCCAATGCGGTGGAGAGTAAGACTGTGGCCCAGGATATGGAGAAGCGCCTGCAGGATATGGAAGCCAAACTCGCCGAAATGGATGAGCTAAAACGCTACGTGCTAGAACTGAAAATCAAAGAAGAGGCCAGTGAGAAGGCCCGCCTCGGGGAACAATCTTCAAAAAGGAAGGTGGCGTGATCTACGTCAACTTTTAAAAACCAAAGAATACACTGGCAGAGTACCACAATGTTCCCTTTTGCCATTTCACCCTTGCTAGTTTTTTTGTGGCACCTGCACCGTGCGGGATAATAGCGAAAAATCAGCAGTATGATATTTTAAAACCAGGGCGACCCCCGTTTCACCCTTCGTTTCACCCTTTCTAGTATGGACTCAAACTTTGCGGAGGTAAATCATGGACCGGATGATAAAGCTGTTCGAGGCCACGAAGCGCCTCGACGTCCTTGTTTGGGAGAACAAGGAGGGCACCGGTGGCTATCTCTCAATCAAGCACAAACCCCGTACAAGAGACACCCAAGGTGAAGCTCTTGTTTTCCACACGGATGTCCCTGATCTCGTGAAAGCCTTGACCCAGGCCGCTTTGGAGCTATCTTCGAGAGGATGGTATTTCGCCGGTTACAAACACGGCTTCGATGATGGAGAGGAAGAGAGGACCAGACCCGTCTCGTCTGCACTGGCCTGGAAGAATATTTCATTAATGGAGGAACCATTGAATCCCTCCTCGTCAAAACAGATCCAAGAAAGACTGAACTGACCAAAAACGGACCCAAACCTTACGGCTGGTTTATGCCATTTTTAGCCAAATTTTAAAATTCGGACTCACCACCAAAAAAGTTCCATTCAAAACCCGTAACCATCTGTTTTCGAGCCAATCCCACCACATCTCACCTTATCCCACTTCATCCCGGATACGGGTTCATACCTTGTGTTGTTGAACAGCTTTCTGGAAAAAACGCTTTGATCAACAGAGAGCCACCTGAACATTATATGGAGTCCATTATTGCGGGTACACTTCACCTGAAAAGATGTGGTTCATCCGGCAAATGCGTACCCGGAGTTGTGTAGGTTGTAGAGTCTGAGCTTGAAGTATTCCATGTCACGGAACCCATAGCAGCCCGTTGAAAAACCCCGTAACCCTGTAAAACCTATTGCCCCAATCCCCATGTGCGGTAAATTGATTTTATCATTTCACAACAAGGAGTTATTACCGTATGGCGATTGGTAGACGCAAACCCAAGCAACAGACAATGTGGGTCAACCAGCATCAGCTTCCCAAGGGCCAAGGGCATCCCTTTTACTCCCGGCTCAACGATCTTCTCGCCAAGGATGGTTTCGACTCTTGGGCGGAAGAGCTCTGCGCCCCGTGTTTTGCCAGCAAGGGAAGGCCCTCCATTCCGCCCGGAGTCTATTTTCGGATGCTGTTCATCGGCTACCTGGAAGGTTTCGCCTCCGATCGA